ACTGATGAAGAATTTAAAGCTTTACTTGAGCATGAAAATCCATACGTTCAAGCTTTGGCTGCTGCTCGTATCGGTAACAAGTCGACAATTGAAGAGACGCGCACAGAAAACTTTATTCAAATAGCCAACAGGGGTAAACTACCTGTCCCGTTAAAGTATGCGGGTGCTGTGGTATCACATCGATGGAGTGGTGTCGATGGTATTAACTTACAGAACTTACCAAGAACATCAGAGCTAAGACGAGCTATGTGTGCGCCTAAAGGTTATAAGTTAGTAGCATCTGATCTAAGTAATATTGAGTTAAGGTTAGCCTATTGGTTTGCTCAATCACATAGTAAGATACAACAGATTAAAGATGGTATTGACTTGTATAAACAATCAGCCGCAGACATAACAGGAACACCCTACAACGAAGTTAACAAAGACCTTAGGTTTATCTTTAAGGTAGTAAACTTATCGGGTATCTATGGTGTAGGTGCGGCTAAGATGCACTCTATTCTAAAACAAGGCGGTGTAGAGAAAGACCTACAAGAAGTTAAGAACATTGTGTATGCGTATCGCAAAGCTAATCCCGAGTTGGTTGAGGCGTGGCAAGATGCAGGTACGATGTTAGAGTCGGTTCGTGCAGGGCAACATTATACAATGGGTAGTGGTGGGATTATATCGAGTGTCCCTTATGAAGGCATGATGAAACCTAATGGTATGTTGTTAGGCTTACCTAATCTTCGTAAACTAAAGACAGATACAGGAGAGTCATGGGTATATGACAAGTTAATGGGAAGAACCTTAATCCCCGAATATATACACCCATCTAAAACCTTTCAACGTTGCATACAGTCGTTGGCGCGTGATATAATTGCAGAACAGTTAATACAAGTAGCGAAAAGGTATCCTGTCGTTATGACAGTCCATGATGAATTAGTCATGCTATGTAAAGATGAAGAAGTAGATGACTGTAAAGCATATGTTGAGAAGTGTATGACTACCGCACCTTATTGGTGTAGTGACTTACCACTAGGTTGTGAATTAGGTGTAGGTGATAACTATATGGATGCTAAGTAATGAACTATTACGAAGTCAATACTAAATCGACTATTAAAAATGAAGTGTTTGACTTTGCTATATCTCCTACAGAATGGATGCCTTACTATAATTTTGAGGCTAAACCGTTACCTGCTGATATAGTTTTAAAAGATAACTTCTTTGTGTGGTTATCACAACGTTATGACTTTATAGTAGGTGTATTAAAGCTAGACCCCTACACTTGCTACAATTGGCATACAGATACAAGACGTGGCGTAGGTATTAATATGTTATTGACCCCTAACACTAGAAGTTTTTGTGCGTTCGGAGTTGACCCAAGTCAATTAGTATTTAAAATAGAAGAGTTAAAATATAAACCTAACACATACTATTTATTTAATACTCAGTCACCTCATACGGTATATAACTTTGAAGCTACTAGATATTTATTAAGTGTTGAATTTGCTAAAGATAAAGATGAGTTAAGCTTCAATGACTTATTAAAGGACATACAGACTAATTATGAATGAACCAAACTTTGAATTATTATTTCCTACCCCTGTCATGTTTAATAGCATTGGCAGAGACTTTACTAAAGAAGAACTTGCATACATAGAAAGCCACTCAACATCTACCAATCGTAACGTAGGTAACGTAACATCTAACAACAACTATATACTTAACGAGCCTGAGATGGCAGACTTAAATAAGTTTGTTACTGAACAACTTAATGAATATGTCAAACGTGTATACAAACCTAAGGTTCCTGCTGAAGCTTTTGTTACGCAGTCATGGCTTAATTGGACTAAGAAGGGTGAGTTTCATCATAAGCACGAACATCCTAATAGTTTTATATCAGGTGTGCTTTATATATCTACTGACTCTACCAAAGATAAGATTACCTTTCATAGAGCAGGTTATAAACAATTACAATTAGTTAGTGATACCTTTGACGTATACAACTCTGACTCGTGGTGGTTCAATGTTAAGACAGGGGGCATAGTTATGTTTCCTTCAAGCTTAACGCATCATGTAGAAGATGTAGTAGTAGATGATGTAAGAGTTAGCCTTGCATTTAATTCATTCATTAAAGGAACACTTGGTGATAACCGATCATTGACGGAGTTTAAGAATGGATAAACTTACAGACTATATCAAAGTATATCCTTGGCTTGATAAAGAATTGTGCGATCAAGTAAGAAAAGAAATAGATGAAGCTACATGGAAACAACATGTCTTTTATAATGCTGATGGTAAGTATGTAACTCAAAGTGGCGATCAAGAACTTGATGTATCGTGGGATAACATAGCAACACGTGATAAGCTTACACAAAAAGTATGGGAAGCTATCAGTCAATATATACTTACTGATTTTAAGAATGAATACTTTAATGGGTGGCAAGGCTTTACCCATATAAGATTTAATCGGTATAGAGAAGGCAAGACTATGGCTAAACATTGTGATCATATTCATGACATGTTTGATGGTAAAATGAAAGGCATACCGACATTATCTATCGTAGGCTTTCTTAATGACGATTATGAAGGTGGGGAATTTATTATGTTTGACGACATGGAAATTAAATTAAAACAAGGGGATGTATTAATATTCCCGTCTAACTTTTTATATCCACATAAAGTTAATCCTGTAACGAAAGGGATACGAGATAGTTTCGTATCATGGGTATGGTAATGAAGAAGACTGCACGTAATGATGTAACAGGCGATTGGTTACAATCAAAACCAAACAATGAACAGTTTGAAAAGAATTGGGATTTGATTTTTGGTAAGAAAAAGAAAGAACCCTTAGCAGAGTATGAACTTAATAAATCAACAGGCGAAGTCCAAAAGAAAGAAGACTAACAATGGCTGAATTTAAAACGTGGTCTTATTCAAGTGCTACCACATTTGAAAAATGTCCTAAGCAATACTATCATCTGTATGTAGCAAAAGATATTAAGCAAGACCCGAACACAGAACATTTTCTTTATGGCAACGAAGTTCACAAAGCTTGCGAGTTATATGTAAGTAAAGCTAAACCGTTACCTGAGAAGTTTAATATGTTTCAGCCAACCCTTGATAAGTTAATCGCAATTCCAGGGGATAAGTATTGTGAGTATAAGTTAGGCTTAACCAAAGACCTTGAACCTTGTGACTTCTTTGCATCGAATGTATGGTGGCGTGGTGTTGTTGACTTATTAGTTATTAACTCCGAAACTAAGTTAGCTACCTTGATTGACTATAAAACAGGCAAGTCAAGTCAGTATGCAGATACTAGACAGCTATCTTTGTTTAGTGTAGCTATATTTAAACACTTCCCAGATATGTTAAAAGTCAAGTCTGGATTGGTATTTTTGGTAAGTAAAGAGATATTGAAGGAAGATTATAGTATTGACAAAGTTGACGAAATGTTTGCTGAATGGGGTAAAATAACACATAGGATAGATACTGCCCATCAGACAGGGGTTTTCAATGCAAGCCCTAACTTCGCATGTAGGAAGTTCTGCCCTGTTCAATCATGTTCACATTGGGGAAAATAATGGCAAGAGATTACAAGAAAGAAAACCTATATAAAGCACAACCTGATCAGATAGCTAAACGGGTAGCTAGAAATAAAGCTAGACGAATGATGCTAAAAGCTGGTAAAGTACATAAGGGTGATGGATTAGCAGTAGATCATATCGTCCCTTTAAGTAAAGGCGGTAAGAATACACCAAGTAATATGCGAGTTGTAGATGCAAATATAAATGATTCATATGACAGGAACAGCGACCATTCGTTGAAGAGAAATGTTCCTAGTAAAAAGATTAAGCTTAAAGAAGCTAAAGAGGGTAAACGAAACAAGACATAAGTTTTCCCGCTAGACGTGAGTGCGGTAAAACCACGTCAGTTAACAGCAAAGACCTCATGATAATAAAAAACTTTGTGTGTTAGCAGTGTAGGCGCGTCACTACCTCTCTCGGTGGCGCGTCTATTTTTATCACTAGGAGATTGCATTGGAAGTATATAAAGATAAAGCGTTGATTGTAAACACAAAACGCCCCGATTTAATATTAGATAAGATACCTAAAAGTAAGGTACTTAAATCATATGATAATGGTGTCACCCAAGTAGCTGTAAATTGGGGACTAGATGAAGTGCTTACCTTATCAGACATGAAAGTTAAAAACCCTCCGTCACCTATAACACGTGACTATAACTTTCCAGGTATTCATAAACCCTTTGATCATCAAAGAACAACGGCTGAGTTTCTATCAGCCCATAGACGTGCCTATTGTTTAAGTGAAGCAGGCACAGGTAAAACCTCGGCTATCATATGGGCGGCTGATTACCTAATGAACCAAGGTAAAGTTAGACGTATGTTAGTGGTATGCCCACTATCTATTATGCAAGCTGCATGGCAAGCAGACTTCTTTAAAACTGCTATGCATAGATCAGTAGGTATTGCTCATGGTAGTGCTGAGAAAAGAAAAAAAGTATTTGCAGAAAATACCGATGTAGTTATAATTAATTATGACGGCATAGAAATTGTAGAGAAAGAAATCAAATCTGGCGGTTTTGATTTAATAGTTGTCGATGAGGCAAACTATGTCAAGACTGTCACGACACGTCGCTGGAAGTCATTGAACCGTGTAGTAACACCTCAGACATGGTTATGGCTTATGACAGGAACACCCGCTGCTCAATCACCAGCTGACGCATATGGACTGGCTAGACTTGTGAACCCCGCATCCGTACCTAAATATGCAGGAACGTTTAAGGATATGGTTATGCAGAAAGTCAGCCAGTTCACCTGGGTGCCTAGATTTAATGCACAGGATATTGTATTTAAAACATTACAACCTGCCATTCGATATACTAAAGAAGAATGTTTAGATTTACCTGACGTTCTTTATACCACTCGTGAAGTTCCCCTCACACCACAACAAGATAAGTATTACAAGAAGCTTAAAAAAGATATGTATATGGAAGCTTCAGGTGAAGAAATTACTGTGGTCAATGCAGGGGTTATGCTCACTAAACTATTACAAGTAAGTGCAGGTGCTATCTATTCAGATAAATCAGAAGTTATAGAGTTTGATATATCTAATCGTATGACTGCCCTCAAAGAAATCATTGAAGAAGCCAGCCACAAAGTTTTAATCTTTTGTCCTTTTCGCCATAGCATAGAAAAGATTATGGGTGAATTAAACAAAGACCATATCACATGCTCGGCTATACATGGAGATGTGTCTATGATTAATCGTTCAGAGATATTTAAAAATTTCCAAGAAAGAAAAGACCCTCAAGTATTAGTGATCCAACCTCAAGCTGCATCACATGGTGTTACCCTCCACGCAGCTAACGTAGTTGTGTTTTGGTCGCCTGTAATGTCTGTTGAAACATACATACAATGTTGCGCTCGTGTAGATAGAGCGGGACAAAAAAACAAGATGACCGTAGTTCACCTACAAGGCTCCCCCGTTGAACAAAAAATTTATAAGATGTTGCAGGGAAAAATTGATCACCATATTAAATTAGTAGACCTTTATAAAGAGGAGTTTAATGATGTTTGATGTGAAAGCGTGGAAGAAAACATGGCGAGAAAAAAATAGAGACAAACTAAGACTATACGGGTATGAGTATAGTCAAAAAAACCCACAAAAAATATTGTTATTAAGTGCTAAACATAGATCAATAAAAAAAGGAGTGCCTTTTACAATATCTGAAGAAGATATACATATACCTACTACTTGTCCTGTATTAGGAATTCCTATAGAAAAAGTATTTAGTCCTAGTGGTAAAAGAGGTGCTTGTGAAGGCTCACCTTCATTAGATAGAATTGATAATACTAAAGGGTATGTTAAAGGTAATGTACAAGTAATAAGTAATAAAGCTAATAGTATGAAAAATAGTGCTTCCCCAAAACAATTATTGCAATTTGCATATTGGGTACTACTTACTTATGAAGATTTAATTGATAAAGATAGTTGACAAAGTAAATAGTTGTGATATACTGTTATCCTTAATGTTTGAAAGGAGAGAATATGGAATTAGATGACAATAAGATAGAGAAGATGATGCAGGCTTCTGTCAATATGAGAGATAAGATTGATGAATTAGAAAATCAAATCACTGAAATTAAAACTCAGAAAGACAAAGTTGATTTAGCATTAAATGAAGCATGTAGAACACTTAATGTAACTAGTTTGAAAACTAAAGTTGGAACATTATCAAGAACTTTACGTACAAGATATTGGACAAGCGATTGGCCTGAAATGTACAAGTTTATAAAAGAAAATGATATGCCTGAGTTCTTTGAAAAGAGATTAGTTCAATCGACAGTTAAAGAGTTTTTAGAACAAAACCCTGACAAAGCACCACCAGGTTTACAAGCAACAAGTGAATATACAGTAAGAATAACTAAAAGTAGAACTAAGGAGGAAGTATGAGTACAGAATTAGACGTATTTGGTAATACCGCAGTATCAACAGTTTCACGTAGAGATGACGGCTTTACTGCAAACATTACAGGAAGCACATCAACTGCTAAACGTATATCAATACGTGGTGGTAAGTTTAGATTAATGGTTAATGGTAAAGAGATTGAGAAGTCTAACCAAGACGCTCTCGAAGTAATTATTGTTAATGCATCACCACATGTACATAGAATGTATTTTTCTAAAGCTTATGTACCAGGTGAAAAAATGCCACCACCAACATGTTGGACATCTGATAGCCAAAAACCTGATGAAGCAGTTGTAGAAAAGCAAGCAGAAAATTGTTTATCATGTCCACAAAATATTAAAGGTTCAGGCGCTAATGGAACTAAAGCATGTCGTTTTAGTAGACGTATTGCTGTTGTTCGTGCTGATGATTTGAATGGTGATGTATATCAAATGACTTTACCTGCACAATCAATATTTGGTAATGGTACAAAAGATTGTAAACCACTACATGAATACACAGATTATGTTCGTGCAAATGGTCAAAACTTAATGTCGGTTGTATCACGTGTAAGTTTCGATGAAGATTCATCAAGCACTAAGATTGGCTTTAAAGCTATTCGTGTTCTTAATGATGACGAGTATGCAGTATGTGCCACGAAGTCAACTTCAGAAGAAGCTAAACGTGCTATTACATTATCAGTAAATATTAATAAAGAAGATGGTGAAGAGTTTGAAACAAAGAAACAACAACCTATTCAACGTCCACAAGTAGCCGCACCTAAAGTAGAAGATGATATTCCTGAACCTACAGTTCGTGCAGCAGAAAAACCTGTGCCACCACCTCCTCCTAAACCAGCGGCACCTAAAGCAGACCAAGGTGATGTAAGTTTAGATGATCTAGTATCAGATTGGGCGTAATCATGCGTGGTTACTCCCAAGTAGTAATCGAAGCAAACGCTAAAGCTAAAGAAACTACAGGGACACTTTTAGGTGCGGTCTGCATATCACTAAAACACCCTGCTAGTCAAGTAGCGAAAGCGCTTAACGTTTCAAGGCAAACGGTGTATGATTGGTTTTCGGGTAAAGCAAAGCCATCAAGAAAACTTGACCAAAAGATTAAGGAATTAATCGTTAATCTTAACAAGTAATACCTAGGGGCAAATAATACTGCCCCACTTATTTTAGCAACACAACATTTTGAGAGATAAATGCAAACAAAAGAATTTTTACAACAAGTATGGCCTGATCAAGGATATTATTGTGTCCTAGGCAAAGACCAACAAAATGTAGTAGTTCCCAAGTTTATAAATTCCATAGATGAAGCAATTGAAGTAGTAAATAAATTACTAAGCGATAAGCAAGACGTTTACTTTGCATGTTCAACTTATGTTGAGCCGACTGAACGAAAGAAAATAAATGCAAAAGAACAACGTATTCTATGGTTAGATATAGACTGTGGGTTTGATACAAAGAAACGTAAATGGAAAGACTACGAAACTAAAGATGCTGCACTTGTAGCGTTACGTTCTTTTACAGATACTACACAACTCCCTGCTCCTACAATTGTAGACTCAGGTAGAGGTATCCATTGTTATTGGTCTTTTACTGAACCTGTCGATAAAGTTATATGGCAACCTGTTGCTGAAGGTTTAAAGTTCCTGTGTGCTAAACATGGACTCAAAGCTGACGGTGCTTGCACTGCTGACATGGCTCGTATTTTACGAGTTCCAGGCACAAAGAATTATAAAGATGTAGCTAAACCTGAAGATGTTATTGTGCTTAATGTTGGCACACCCACTGCTTTTGATGAACTAGCAAGTCTTATCCCTATACATTTAACAGATAAACCTAAAACTAAACGTCCACTAGATGAAGCTACAAAAGCTATACTAGGAAACAACTCATCTAAATTTATGAAGATTATTGAACGCTGCCGTAAAGATGATGGCTGCGCTCAATTAGTTCATATCATGACTAAACAAGCAACAGTAGAAGAACCACTATGGAGATCAGGTTTATCTATTGCAGCATACTGTGAAGACTCTGAATCAGCAATCCACAACATATCTAAACATCACCCTGATTATGACTATGCTAGAACAGAAGCTAAAGCTAGTGCTATTCCAGGTCCACATACATGTAGACAATTTGAAGGCTTACGTCCTGAAGGTTGTGACGGATGTAAACATAAAGGTAAGATTACATCTCCTATAGAATTAGGTAGAGTTATTCTACGTTCTAAAGGTGCAGATAATGTTATACAAGCTAAGTCAGAAGAACTAGGTAAAGTTGTCACATACCAAATACCTGACTATCCATTTCCATATTTCAGAGGAAAGAATGGTGGTGTATATAAAACTGTAGCTGATGAAGATGAAGAAGCTATCATGGTGTATGACTATGACTTTTATCTTGTTGAAATATTAAATGATCACGCTATAGGTTTCTGTGCATGGTTTAAATTACATTTACCTCATGAAGGTGTTCAAGAATTCATAGCACCTCTAACACAATTACTATCTCGTGATGAAGCTAGAAAGATTTTAGTAGCTAAAGGTATTGTTAGAAATGGTAAGAAGTTAGATAACGTTATTGATTACATCATAGCTGTAGTAGATGCTGATCAAAAACAAAAGCCATCAACCCCTATGTATAAACAATATGGTTGGAATGCTTTATATAACAAAGTTGTTATAGGTAATCGTGAGATTAGTGCTTTTGGTATTAAGTATGTTCCTGTATCTGAAGATTTAAATGATGTTAACCCAGCATTACAAAAGAAAGGGACCTATGAAGAATGGAAGAAAGCTATATCAGTTTATGAAAGACCTGGTATGGAGTTACGTGCGTTTGGTTTCTTCTGTGCATTTGGTTCTTTACTCATGCCCTTCTTTAAAACAAAAGAAAAATCAGCAGTAATTAATTTATACAATCCTGAATCAGGACAAGGTAAGTCTACTGTATTACAAGCTATGACTAGTGTATATGGTAATCCTGAACTATCAGCTAAACTTATTCAAGTATGGGGTGATACAGGTAACTCAGTAATTAATCGTATGGGTTACATGAATAACTTACCTGCGGCAGTAGATGAATTTACTAAAGTAACACCTGATCAATTACATGAGTTTTTAAAGTTCATGTCAACAGGTCGTGGTAGAAATCGTATGGGTAGTGGTGGCACAAATAAAGAAAGACAAAATGATACTGTCTTTAATTTGATATGTGTTGTATCTTCTAATACAGACTTTAGAACAGTTATGTTTTCATCAAATGCCAAAGCTTCAGGTGAGATGGCTCGCTTCTTACAATTACGTATTGATAAAGATACAAGCTTAACAAAGAAAGAAGCTGATGATTACTTTGGTAGACTGTTTGATAACTATGGACATGCAGGGGAAATATATGCTCAATGGATTATATCTAATCTTGAATCTGTAAAAATAGCTTTAAAACAAACTCAAGAAAAAATTGATAAGGCATGGAACATAGCGGGAGAAGACCGCAAGTATTCTGCTACATTAGCTGCAGTATTTTTAGGCGCTCAGATTGCTAAGCAATTAGGTATTCATAATATAAACTTAGAACCTGTTAAACATGCTATTAAACTAGAGTTAGATAAATCTAGAATAGAACTTAAGGCTCGTGATTTCGATGCTATGGAAACATTAACTACGTTCTTACATGAAAATTTAAAGAACACTTTAGTTATTAATAGTGTCATAGATTCACGAACAGGGTTGCAAGAAGCCCCTTTATTAAAGCCAATCAATGAATTACGTGTAAGAATTGAACCAGATACTAACACAATATACATTCCTGTAGGTATAATGCGCTCATACTTAAAGGATCTTGGTAACGTAGATTACGAGGATTTTATTAAAAAACTTAAAGATAATAATGTTTTGAAGTATAAATCAGGAGATTCTAAAGTGCTACAAAAAGGATTAGATATTAGCGGCTCAGGTGTTCGATGCATATGGATCGATAACTCTAGCTTTGAAGGACTTAAGACTAACGACTTACCATTGGATATACCACGAAGTGTTCACTAACGGCGTAAATTATCAGATTGATTGGCCTACGTTTTTACCAGGCTCGTCTATCTTTATACCTGCTATCGATACTGAGTCAGCTATCAAAGCTATACAAAAAGAAAGTGAACGACTAGAGTTTCAGTTTGTTCACAAAGTTGTTATAGAAGACCATGTTAAAGGTATACGAGTCTGGCGATTATAGTCCAGCTTGTTTTCTTAAATTTTGAATACGTCTATCTAATTTATCTTTAACATTTTGTTGATGGCCTAAAAGGTCTTGACGTGATTGTTCAATACGATCAAGTTCTTGTTTTTTAGTTTGAGCAGTCCATTGACCTTTGTCTTTAGAAGAATAGATTTTATTTTCCCATTTTCTAAGATTTCCTAAGTCTCTACTAATAGTGGCTAACTCTGAACGCATGTCTATAATAGCTGCATTATTATCTTTAGCTTGATATTCTGTAAATTTATCATAATCAATATCTTTATATTTATTAGCCGAATCTACAATTGAATTTACAATATCATTGAGTTCATAGTAATCATTAATATTACGTGTGTTTTGTTGTTTAGTTATAAACTTATTAGCATTAGGTAATTGCAATAATTTTTCTTTTATTGTCTTTTCAGGTAATATTTCACCCCTCATATCAGCAATTAATTTATTAGTAAACATACTTATAACCATACTAGTAGATGCTAACCAACGATTCATAAAGTTTTGAACTACAATTGGAGATACACCAGATGCATCATTAGCCCAACGTGCTAGTTGAGAAGTATACTTATTACTATACTGTAAGTCTGCTTCTAAATCTTTTTGACTTTGTCCACGTAAAGGTAGTCCTGTTACAGTATCTAAATTTAAAGCCGTTTCTAATATAGGTGTAAATAAAGTAGGGAATCCTGTAGGCATAGCAATAGAACGTTTAAATGCTTCTACTAAACCTTTTCTAAGTTTTTCAGAATCTTCGCTTTCTGCAATATATCGATTATATAAATGTTCAGGAATATTTTTAAAGATTGCAGTAATAATACTACCGCGAACAGGTAATGAATAACCACCACTTCCTGGAATAATAAGTAATCTATCGCGATCTTTAGGATCTAATTTTGTATAGTCATCATCATCAGAATTAAGTGCAGTCAATATTAAAATAGCAGTAGCTACTTGAGCACCACTAGTAAGTAATCTTCTAAATTGAACCCATTTTGAATCTGGAGTTATACCACTAAGTAACATAGTTCCAAAGGCAACATTAGATGATTGTAAGTTAGCATTAACAAATGGAGCCATTTGACGAGCAGCACTAATATACGCATTAGCACCTGTTCTACGGAAATTAATAATTTCTCGTGCTACATGAGTAGCTCTAGCTACGTCACCTGTTTCTAACATTATTTGAGACCATAGAGCTTGACGAATAACATTGTCCGCAGCCATACCAATAAATTTTAAAGATTTATAAGTATATGTAACTGGAGATAAAATAGCTTTAATCATTTTATCTGAAGATTTCATTTCTTTAAGTTGCTTCATAGCTTCAAGATCAACATTGCTATATTCAGAAGCCCAATCACGTTTACCTACATCACCTGTTTTTTTAAGATATGTTCTAGCTTTACTTAAACCTACAGGAGATAAAAGAATTTCTTTAGCTACTTGCAAGGGTAATAATATAGGAAACTCAATACCAGATGCAATTAAAGCATCAAATGAATCCATGGTTATTTGGGCAGCATTAAATAATGGTTCTAGTACAATCTGCGCTCTTTGAAAAGCAGCATACTTATTAAGAATTTTAGGAACTACTAAATTAACAACAGGCTCAAGTCCTGTAAAGCCGTCTACCATGCTTTTGCCATCATAACCTTGGAATTCGTATTTAACTACTTTACCATCGTACCAAACACCTACAGTGTTTCCTGTTGTAGAAGTTCCTGAAATAATTTTAATATCATCAGGTATATACTGAGAATAAAATTTAATTTTTGATTGAGCTGCTTGATTGTTAATAGATTTTTTTAAAATATATTTAGACCAACGTTCCATGTTATCAAACACATTATGAACAGGTCTATAGCTACCTTTTAAACGTTTATCTATTGCAGTATCAATTATTCCACGAGTAAATGGTTTAGGAACTTTATTAGCTTCAGCTTGTTGTTCTCTGTAGAAAGGTACAAAGTCAATAACATCTAAAAGTTCTTCAGCTTGTTCTGCAGTATAAAGTCCATGATCAACCGCAAACTTTAATAAGCGTTCTCGATTTATATTCCAAGTTTCTTTTATTTTTGCTAGTTCAGGAACAGTTTTGAAAAAATTCATACCGTGTGCAATTTCAGCAGGCGTTAAGTGAACAAGCTTAAATCCCTTTTCAGTGGCCTTTGCAGCATCTGCTTTTTTACCTCTTAACAATAAATTACGTATTTTATCTTTAAGATCATCATTATGCTTTTTTAAACTTTCTGATCTACTTGCCACAAAAGCAGCATTACCATATTGATACATTTCATATTCAGATACATTATATTGTTTAGCTAATTCTTTTAAATCGTCTCTAATAGTAGACATACTATTAGCAAGGTCTTCAATCATAAAACTAAATGATTCAGGATTATATTTAATACCTCCATGAACCATCCACATATCTGCTAATTGATCTGCATGAAGTGCTTGACCTACTTGTATTTCATAGAAACTTTTAGCTACTTCTTTTTCTGAAATGCCTTCTTTTCTCATAGCTATGAGAATTTTATTATTGATTGAAGCATCAAATGAAAAGAAATTTTTTCTGAAGTCAGCAACTATTTCATCAATAGTTTTTATAGGAGCTTCTTTAAATCTATCAAAGGTAGTAGGTTCAGGTTCTTTTTCTTTACCTACTGTACCTGATTTTTTTAAGTCATCATCTAGTTTAGCTTTAGGAGTACGTTGTTCAAATATATATTTTTCTGCAGATGAAGCTTCATCTTTAATTCTTTCAAAAATACCTGTCTTAGGACCTTCCATTAATTCAGGGACTACAGAAATAAGATCATTTAATAATGTATCTGATATATCGCCTAAGTTAAGTAGCTTTTTAATGCCTTCTACAAAATCATCCCATAGAGAAGATACTTTAGCTTTACCGCCTTCTATACTTGGAAGACCCGCTAAGAACTTTTGGAAGTCAGGATTTGATAATGCTTCTGAAGTAAACTCGAATACATCTTTTAAACCATATGGTTTATCCTTAGGCTTATCTGTAAATACAGTATCAGACCATGCTTTATAAGCAGTGTTATATATTTTAACCATACGTTTACCAGCTTCAGTTCTACCCACATGTTCTGACATAGTATATTCATGAGGTTGAAGACCAGCATTTTTTAATTGTTTGTTTACAGAATGTTTAGTAAATACAGCTTTACGTAGGGCTGCTACTGTAGCAGAATGCACAGCTTCATGAAGAATAGATTTAATATTACCAATAGACTTATCTATACGAACTTTATTTAAGAGGCTATTAAAGGTACCTCTAAAAGTAGTATTTTTTGCTTTGTTAACTGTATCAACTTGGTACTTAGTAGTATTTAAATTAGGAACATTTATTAATTTTTTAATGAGTGCTTTTTCTGCATCACTTGTTTTATCTGCATGTTCTGTTTGTAGTATATTAAGAACCTGTCCTAAATTTTTAGCTTTGGTTGTAGTAGCAATAACTTCAGGTTGATCTTCTGCAACGGTGCCTTTAACATCTTCAATATTAAATTCATCTGGCGTAAGATCTGCCTTCTCTGCAGGGGTTAAAGTCTTACCCGCTTTAGCTTTACGAGCTGTTATTAATTGGTTAACTGTTTGACGAGCTCTATTAATAGTAGGTTGATCTACACTTAATTCTGATAGGTCTTGAATAAGTTCATTACCTGGGTCTAGTGTATTAAGCTGCCCTATAAGTTTTTTAGCTTCTTGTAATTCAGGAGTTAAAGGTTGCGTTTCAACAGGAGCTTCTTCAACAGGAGCTTCTTCAACAGGAGCTTCTTCAACAGGAGCTTCTTCAACAGGCGCCGCTTCTGGTTGTATGGTAGGAGTAACTGGTGCTAGTGGAGCGTTGAGTGGCGCTTCTCCTGTTTGAGGGAGTCCAGCAATATTTCCACTGAAATCAACTGGAGTTCCGAAACGTCCTTGAGTTCCTTGGGTAGTTCCATCGTCAAGTCCTCCAGGTACTGCATCGCTAATTGTAGTTGTTCCACTGATAGGTCTTCCATTATCTGCCTCTACTTTCGGTTGATCAATTAAGGATTTATATGTATCAACGGCTTTTTCATTTATTTTACCAGGATGTGCCTCTAACGCATCATCAAGTAAGATTCTGTTTTCGGGTAGTGATACATCTTTACCAATAAGTGTTTTATAAGCTTTAGAATTTTTATTCAATCCCCACGAAGTTAACGTAGTATCAGTAAGTTCCATAGGATTAACAGGTGGCATAGATTCGAGATCAGCGGCCTCAGTAACCACTTGTTTGGTTTGAGCGGCTTTAAGTTTAGCTGCTTCCTCTGCTTTAACTCTGTTAATTTCGTTAGCTTCTGCTTCTAACTCGGCTAAATATTCTTTTTTTAATGTTTCTCTAGATGGACGTTGTTCTTCATCAGTCGGTTCGGGTTCAGCTTCTTTTTTAATTTCAGCTTCTTTTTGTGGTTGTTCTTTAGGCAGCATAGCTTCAATAGCATGACCAGATATTCCCATAGTTCCTGCTAATGCATAGCCACCAATAAAGCTATCAAAGTATTCTTGCATAGCTTCAGGACTTTTAATATCTAATCCCGCTTGTAATCTTTCTAAAAATTGTTGACCGCCTTCAGTACCACCTTCAATAACCATACCTTTATTTACATCTATAATTTTATCACCAACTTTTCTTGCTAATGATTTTTTTACAATTTGTTTAGCAGCTTCATCAGTAATTTCTTTACCACCAGCTTTAAATAAATTTTTAACAAACGGAAAATATCGAAGACCTATTTGATCTAATGCGCCTTGAAATGCCGCGGCAGGTAAGGCTGTACTTAATTTAGTTTCTTCTAAAGTTTTATCCGTGCCCATTTGACGTTGAAGATTAGAACCTACAAATTGACCTGTTGATGTTAAGAAAGGAAGCGCTGCTGCTGCTAAACCAGTAAGTCCTATACCAGAACTAGCCATAGCGGCAGCAATAGGAGCAATCATATAAGGAGCTGAACCACCAGCCAGTTGCTGTATTTTAGCTATAGGATCTTCTTTCCAAGTAGTATCAGCAGCAGTGTATGTTTTTTCTCCATACTCACGTAATCGTTTAGCTGTTTCTTCAGCTTCTTTATAATTACCTGTAACTTTACCTTGAGCTAATGCAAGCTCCGCAGCTAAATTATAAAGACTTGTTCCAAAGTTTCCTGAAAACTCACCTTTAGCTTGTTCACCTGGTTTAGCAGCTATAGGCATGCCAGAATATTTTGCATAATCTTCAGCTGTAAATTGTTGTCCCATAACATCAATAGGCGCTGTTGGGGTAACAGGTTTTACTGCAGGGGGTTTAATTGTAGGAGGTTGTGTAACATCCACTACTGGTTGTTCAATAGTAGGTTCTTCAGTAGGTAATGATCTGATGTAATTTGCAAGTTCTTGAGCAGACTCTTTGTCACCAGCAGCATCAGCTTGTTCGAGTGCCTTATAAAGGGCGTTTATATCTTCCATTTTTTTATTGGTCGTCTAGTCCCGTGCCTGCACTAGCCCAATCTGTGTCAAGCTCTTCTTGTGTATTTGTAGAACGAGATCCTGTTTTAGGATACTTATCTAAAATACTTTGAATATTTTTAGGACGCGTTACAGCTAATGGACTGTCTTCTCCACTTAATTTTGAAGCAGGTTTTATAGGAGCAGCAGATTTACTTTTACCTTTATTAAACATATCTAATAATTGTGATTCACTAGGAATAGAAGGCATAGTGCCATTCCTAATATAGTCTTGCGCGTTTTTAAGATATTGATTTTTAACAAATTGAATAAAACCTGGGTTGTCACGGAATACACCAGATGCTGATCCTGAAGGGAAGGTAGCAGCAAAGTCTTTTTGTGCTTTATCATAGATTTTAGAATTTAAATCACCTTCTTTACCTGCAATTGTAGCTTTAGCTTTTGTAGATGCAATACCTTCAGCAGATTTAAGTTCAGCTTCTTTAAGTTGAGCAGTAAGTAATAAACCTTCTTTTTCATTGATAGCTTTTTGTGCTCCTGCAGCATCACCACGAGATTGTGCATATTGAGCTTCAAGAGATTTTCTATCAGCCATTTTATACATGTTATTAATATCTCTTTGATTTTTACCCATAGCTCCAATAATAGGTGCAGCTTTTTCACCTGCAACACTTAAAGCTTTACCAAAAGTAGGAGTACCAGCAAAAGCACTTCCCATAGCTAATAGTAATTGTGCTTGATCCATTTTTTTAGATTCTTCTAAATCTTTAAGTCTTTCTGTTTTACTTTCTTCTAAAGTCTTTTTATAGAAATCTGGATCAACACCAAAAGCTTGTTGAGCTGCAAGTGTTTGCATAGACATATCATCCATTGTTGGAACAATAGGCATAATTACTCCATACTCATCAGGAGAACCACCTTTAGCAAACGCAACAATACCGCCTGTAGCAAAGTTTTCTTCATTAAACATTTGATTATCCATACTTAAATCAGCTAGTCCACCTTGTGCCATTTGTTGGACAGGCATTTCAGGTTGTGGAGCCATAGCTTGTTGCATAGATTGACCTTCTGGCAATCCAGCTATACCTGGTTGTGGTTGAGCTTCTTGAACTAAATCTTCTGCAACAGTTTTATCTTCAGGTTTATTAGCTTGATAACTACTACGCATTTCTTTTCTGCGTTGTAATTCACTTAAAGCTAAATAGGTAGGCACCTGCCCTGTAGGGTTCTGTACATATCCTACTAGTGTATTATCTGGAACACCTTTTAGCTGATTTTGTATTTTAATAATGTTCATGTTTTATCCTAAAGCTTTAGAAAGACCAAGTAAACCTAATCCACCACCAAGAGCTTGTTGAACCCCAGAAGCTTGAGGAGCATAGTTGACTTGTGTTTGTGCCAAACCAGCTGTACCGTGTAACATAGCATTGTAAAACTCGAGTTGTTTCTTTTCCCAATCTCTTTGTTCCATAGCTGTTTGATATTGAAGATCATCAATTTTTTGTTGCAGCGCTTGTTTTTCACCTTCACTTGCAGCTTGTGTTTTAAGTCTTTCAAGATTAGATGTTTGTTGTGCTGCTGCTGTAACTGCTTGTTGATGTGAAGCTTCAAGACCCGCAGTAAGTCCACCAAGACCTGTTTGACCTGCAAGTTGTGCCGCCGCTTGTTGTGCTTGCACATTAGCTTGTTGTGCTTGTAATTGTCTTGCAGCATCTGCATTAAATTGTTGTTGTGCTGATTGGAATCCAGCTTGACTTCCTTTAGCTTGAATGTCAGCTAAGTTTTGTTGCAGGTTTCTTTCTTGTTCAGCTTGCATTAAAGTATTTCTAGCGCCACCAAATGTACCACGCTTAATAGCACCTAATGCACCTTCTGATTTAGCGATGTCACCTTGACGACGACCTTCTCTTAATGCAATATCTGTAACATTTTGTTGATACGGATCACCATAATATGAGGCCATACCTGGAGTAAATGTACCACCATAAATTGAAGAAGGTGTATAGCCTAATGCTTTTGATAGCCCTGTACCAGCGGTAGTATACCCCATGCCTGAACCTATACCTAATCCACGAGTAGCATCTGCAAAACCGCCTGGTTGTGTAAGACCTGCTATATCTCTTTGAACACCAACTTGACCTGGAGTAAATCCTGCAACTCTTTCGCCTGTATAAGTAGGCATTCCTTTAACACCTGTAACAGCGCCTGTTGAATCTGTATTAAATACATTCTTAGCTGACTCAACCATAGCCTGTTCATAGAACGGCTTAGCGTATTCAGGAATATTAGAAGTATAAGTAGTACCTGTAGAAGTTTGTGAACCTCCACCTCCACCGCCAAAATTAAGTGTGAAGTAGCCTACTAATTTATCTACCCAGTTAAACATATTAATCATAATTTTTTCTCCACAACGTGCGTTACAATGTCAAATCCCATTTTCATTTTATATAATCTTGCTTGTGCATCTTTTGCAAATGCTCTAATTTTAGTTGCGCCTTGAGATCTAGCCCAATCTTCATATTGCTTAGTAGTATCTTCATCAAATAAATCTTTGCCGCCTATTGCTGATGTATATGCTACTCTATGATTTGGGTAATTAATAAGCTCTACTGCTAACGCGCCAATAATCTGTTCATTTTCAACAACTACAAATAAAACTTGTTTACCTTCAACGAGCAACATTTTTAACTGGTCAACATTGTAATCGTCTGTACCAGCTAGCATAGCTCTATCAAAAAACGGTTCTATCTTATCCCATATTTGATACATATAGTCGGGATTAACTATGTGTAGTTGTTTCATGCAGGCATGTATTTATTAGGGTTGATTTCTTTACCTTGTTTAGTATGACCCGTTCTTGCTTTTCTTACTTTATCTAGCATTGAATATAGTCTTTGCGAGCCTGCTTTAGAAGAGCCATTACCTAAATGACTTACAACATCTGCAGGGATTACAAATTCACCGTCCGCTAAACGAGCAGGTTGTTTTCCTTCTATTGTACCAGGAATTGAATCACTCATACCATCGCCAGCACCATCTAAATAACCACCCTTAGCTGCTTGTAAAGCAAATGTACCTTTATCTGTAGGTTTAGAA